CAACTTTAGGTAAAACTACAGGTCCCCAATATTCTGATGCAACAATTACCATATTGTCATCATCAAATATTCCATTGTACCGATTTAAATTCTACGAAGTATTCCCAACAAGCATATCTTCATTCGCCATGTCATCTACCGACACGCCAGAGAATATCATTACTGCCGATGCCACATTCAGATTTACCTATTACGATATTGACAAACTGTAATTTATAATGTATACTCCTAACTAGGAGGCTCTATGACTAAACTTGAAGAACTGTTGGAGATGTGGCGTAAAGATGCACAGATTGACCGCACACAACCCAACGTTGAACTGATTAATATTCCACAACTACACTCGAAGTACTTGACTATCATGTCAAAGCACAGACTTCTTTCTAAAGAAGCTGAGTTTAAGTTTAACAAATATAAAAAAATAAAGTGGGAATATTATACAGGCAAAATGGATGATGACGAATTAAAAAAATACGGATGGGAACCATTTCCATTTGTACTCAAATCCGACATTACTACATACTTTGATAGTGATGAAGATTTAAACAAACTCTCTGCCAGCAAAATAATGCATGATGAAATAGTTGATGTTTGCCAAAGTATTATGAAGGAACTCAACAGTCGTACATTTCAGTTACGTGACTATATTGCTTGGGAGAGGTTCATACAAGGCATAGGTTAATGGCAGATTTGATATTAAAAAAACTTAATGAAGCTTACATTAGGTTTGAATGTGAAAGAAACATAGCACAAGAGTTAAGTGATTATTTCACATTCTATGTTCCAGGTTACCAGTTTACTCCTGCTTATAAGTCTCGCATATGGGACGGCAAGATTAGATTGGCAGACCTAAGAACATTTAATATCTATCATGGTCTAGTTCCATACATTCAAAAGTTTTGTGAAGAACGTGAATACACATTAGAACTGGAAAAAGAAGTTAATATCACAACTAACTTCTCTGTACACGAAGCAAAAGAATTCATTACATCATTAAATTTGCCACTAGAGGTACGTGATTACCAACTAGATGCATTTGTAAAAGCCATTCGTAACAAACGAATGTTGTTATTATCACCAACAGCATCAGGCAAATCTCTTATATTGTATCTCATTCTTTCTAAGATACAAGAACAGAATCACTCTAAAGGTTTATTAATTGTACCAACCACATCATTGGTTGAACAAATGTATTCTGATTTTAAGTCATATGGTTATGATGTTGATACGTATTGTCACCGACAGTATGCAGGTAAAGATAAACACACAGATAAGTTTTTAACTATCACAACATGGCAATCTATTTACAACAGAGAGAAAGAATACTTTGAACAGTTTGATTATGTACTAGGTGATGAGGCCCACCAGTTTAAAGCAAAGTCTCTGACAACCATACTATCTGGTTGTGTGAATGCGTCCATGCGTGTTGGATGTACTGGAACATTAGATGGCACTCAGACACACAGATTAGTATTAGAAGGTTTGTTTGGTGCAGTTCATAAGGCAACAACAACTAAAGAATTGATTGAAAACAAACATGCTGCTGATTTTAAAATCAAATGTATTGTACTAAAATATCCAGATGTTGTATGTAAAGAATCCAGAAATTGGGATTACAATGCTGAAATGGATTACATTGTTGCTAGTAGAAAAAGAAATGATTTCATTAAGAATCTAACTCTATCGTTAGAAGGTAACACACTTGTATTATTCCAATATGTGGATAAACATGGCAAGTTTTTATATGAACACATCAAAGACAGTAACATAGATAGAACAATATCTTTTGTTTATGGTGGTACTGATGTAGAAGAACGTGAGAATGTTCGTGCCGTAACAGAAAAAGAAACTAATGCAATCATTGTTGCATCTTATGGTACATTCTCTACTGGTATTAATATTCGTAATCTACACAATGTAATATTTGCATCACCATCTAAGTCCAGGATTAGAAACTTACAATCTATTGGCCGTGTATTACGATTAGGTGATAACAAAGACCAAGCTGTGTTATATGATATCGCAGATGATTTTAGAACAGGCAAACATACCAATTATACCTTGCATCATTTCGTAGAACGTGTTAAAATATACGATGAAGAGAAATTTGAATATAAATTTTACAACGTAGATATAAAAGAATGAACAACGAATTATCAATTAAACTCTTTAGATTGGCAACAGGCGATGACATTATCTCCGCATTTGTTGAAGACATAGAGTCCAATAGTGTTATTCTGCAACACCCTATGAAATTAGTTTTTCGTAGGATTCCAACTGGTGCAACTATATTGGCTATGATGCCATGGTTGCCTAGTGAGTTGATTAAAGTCGATGCCGCTGTCATCGACCTTGCAGAAATTGTGACTATATTGGAATTGAAAGATGATATGGTTGATTACTACCTGAATGTAGTAGAGAAATTTTTGTTATCTACTGAAAACTCGGAAGAGATTTTTAGAGAGAGATTACTTGGTGCAATGGATCATTCTGAATTGGATAACCTAGAACAAGTAATGGAAGAGAAAACTAACAGTGTAATCCATTAACATGAAACAGCAACACCGCAATTATATGATTAAACCAACCAACGTGTCAAGCGTTAAATAAGGCAAATATGAGTACTAAACATTATGTGAACAACGCCGACTTTCTGAAGGCTCTAATTCAATACCGTGAGGATTGTGAAACCGCAAAGAAGGATGGTAAGGAAGATCCACAGATTCCAAATTATATTGGTGAATGTTTCCTGAAAATTGCGGAACACTTGTCTAGAAAACCAAACTTTATTTCCTATTCCTTCCGTGATGAGATGATGAGTGATGGTGTTGAGAATTGCCTGATGTACTTTCGCAACTTTGATCCGGTAAAGAGTAAGAATCCATTTGCTTATTTTACTCAAATCATATATTATGCTTTTCTCAGACGAATTATGCGTGAGAAAAAACAACTGTATGTTAAGTATAAGGCAACAGAAATGTTCGGCATACTAGATGAGGGTGAATTTCTATCTGATGATGACGGAGCCAACAAACAGTTCCAGTTGTATGAAAACATTTCCGAATTCATTTACAACTTTGAAGAAAACAAAAAGAAGAAAAAAGAAAGTAAAACTAAAGGACTTGAAAAGTTCATTGAAGAGATTGATGAAGATAAATGAAGATTTAGTGTCGTTGAAAATCGTTTTTTATAAATATTAATGATACCAATTAATAGGAGAAAAAATGAGAACTACACCAGAAAAAAGAAAAGTTACTTTATTAAAATATAACAATACAACTGAACGCAAACAAGCAATGAAGGAGTATTATGCAAATAATAAAGATAAATCTAAAAATAGGATGTTGATTAGGAACTATGGTATATCTCTAGAAGATTACAATAAGATGTTATTTGAACAGAATGGTAATTGTTATATTTGTGAAAAACATTATACTGAACAGAAAAAAAGTTTAAGTGTTGACCATTGTCATATAACAGGTAATATTAGAAAACTACTTTGTTCAAACTGTAATACTTCTTTAGGTTTACTAAAAGAAGATATCGACCGAGTTAAAAAACTTATAGAATATATTGAAGAAAATAAAATACTATGAAGCTGGCAATTATAAATGATACCCATGCGGGTGCTCGTGGTGATAGTTTACCTTTTAATGAATACTTCTTCAAATTCTGGGAAGGTACATTCTTTCCTTATTTGAAAGAACACGACATTAAACATATCTGCCACCTTGGTGATGTGGTAGACCGAAGAAAGTTTATTAACTATGTTATTCTGAATTCGTGGCGTAAACGATTCTTTGATGTGTTAAAGAACGAAGGCATTACCATGGATGTAATTGTAGGTAATCACGATGTGACTTACAAGAACACAAATGAAATCAATGCCATGAATGAGTTGTTTGACCACTATGATAACATAAATGTGTACACAAGTCCAGTAAAGAAGAACTATGATGGTACAGAAGTATTGATGGTGCCTTGGATTAATTCTAGTAATTACCAAGAAACCTTAGATGATGTACAACAAACAACCGCACAGATTGTATTTGGTCACTTTGAGATTGCTGGCTTTGAAATGGACAAAGGTAATATTTGCCATACAGGCTTAGAAAAGAAGATGTTTGACCGATTCGATACTGTATTGTCTGGCCACTTTCACCACAAATCAAGTGATGGCAACATTTCTTATTTGGGTAATCAGTATGAAATTACTTGGGCAGATTATAATGACCAACGTGGCTTTCACATCTTTGATACCGACACAAGAGAGTTGACATTTGTACCAAATCCACATAAGATGTTTCATAAGATAACATATGATGATGGCGCACAATCATTTGAAGATTGGAAGACACATGACTTTAGTTTATACAAAGAGTGTTACATTAAAGTTGTTGTAATAAACAAACAGAACCCTTACCTGTTTGATACAGTATTGGATAATTTATATAAATCTGGTGCAGCTGATATATCCATTGTTGAAGACTTCAATGATTATGATACCGACATTGATGCCGATATTGTGGATCAGGCAGAAGATACAATGACCATACTATCAAAGTACATAGATAACTTGACAATTAATGTAGAACGTGATAAACTCAAGAACTTAATGAAAGAATTATACGTTGAGGCATTGAATACAGAAACTTCAGAATGATTATTTTTAGATATGTAAAATGGAAGAATTTTCTATCCACTGGCAACAGTTGGACTGAAATCAAGTTGGACAACTCACACAACACACTAGTAGTCGGTGAAAATGGTTCAGGCAAGAGCACAATGTTAG